CTCAGCAAACACGTTTTGACTTCGCTCAAAATTACGATATTCCAACTACTAACGCTAAAAAGTCTGTCCTTGATGGCATTGCACATGTAGCAGGAATTGTAGATAATGATAAATTACTTGTCGATCAACGATGCGCAGAAACTCTTACATGTTTAGATCAGTATCAGTGGGATGCAAATCCAAATTTAGCTAGAGAAAAACCAAAACACAACAGAGCCTCCCATATGGCTGATGCATTAAGATACGCACTGTATTCATTTGAAACTGCAATTACATCGTTCTAGCGATACCTTATAAAAATAATGTTTGACAATTCATCTCCCAGAGGTTAAAATGGCAAGAATGAAAAAGCTCAAAAGAGATCCTGTGAAGTACATACGGGACCGAGCAAAGTCAAAGTACAAAAAAGATGATGAATGCTACATTTGTGGAACAACCGGCTCTCTTGACTTTCATCATTTTTATTCTTTAAGTCCCTTACTAGCAAAGTGGTTAAGGAAAAAAGTAAAAGAAAGACCTTCTCACTATACGAATGAGTATATAACCATTTGGCGGGATGAATTTATAGAAGACAACTGGGCAGAGCTGTACCAACATACTGTTACTATCTGCCATGCGCATCATCTAGAACTGCATAAAATTTACGGAAGAAACCCTGGACTTGGCACGGCAGAAAAACAAATGCGCTGGGTAGATATTCAAAGAGATAAGTATGGCATGGTATGATAGATTAATTGGCAGAACGCCCGTAGCAGATGATGAAAAATTAAATCCTGCTCAGCGTTACTTTGACCACAAAATTGAAAGCAGCCGAGAGCCCCATTTTGACTTTGAAAAAGCTTACGAAGATTTAGAAATTGTAAATCGTGGTGTCAATATGTTAGTTGATGACTGCGCAGAAGTTAACGTTAGTGTTGGTGCTCAGCTACCTATTCAAAGTGTTGTTAAAGGAATAAAAAGGTCTCGTGTAGACCTTCTTTTGAATAAAGAACCAAATCTTTTTCAAGATATTAGTGCATTTAGACGTAATCTTCTAATTGATTTTGTAATTGATGGCAACATTTTTATTTACTATGATGGTGTTCATCTTTACCACTTGCCTGCAAGTAAAATGACAATTCATGCAAGTGAAACTACTTATGTAGATAAGTATACTTTTAACGAAAAAATTAATTACAAGCCAAGTGAAATCATTCACATTAAAGAGAACTCTTTTCACTCTATCTATAGAGGAGTTTCAAGATTAAAGCCTGCACTTCGTACTATGATACTTATGCAGCGCATGAGAAAGTTTCAAGACAATTTTTTTAAGAATGGAGCAGTTCCAGGACTAGTACTAAAATCTCCCAATACTCTTTCAGAAAAAATTAAAGAAAGAATGATACAATCTTGGTCTGCTCGATATAGGCCCGATGCAGGTGGCCGTAGACCTTTAATTCTTGATGGTGGTATTGAAATAGATGAGATTTCAAATGTAAACTTCAAGGAGCTTGATTTTCAACAAGCAATTGAAGAGAATGAAAAAATTATTCTAAAAGCTTTGGGAGTTCCTCCAATACTTTTAGACTCTGGTAATAATGCAAATCTTCGTCCTAATATGAGACTTTATTACTTGGAAACTATTCTTCCAATTATTCGTAAAGTAAACTTTGGACTAGAAAGATACTTTGGATTTGAAATAAAAGAAGAAGCAACTAATATACCTGCTCTTCAACCAGAACTACGTGATCAAGCATCATACTATCAAGCTCTCGTAAACACTGGAATTATCAGCCCTAATGAAGCTAGAGACGCTTTGAATATGGAACCAGTGGAAGGGTATGATGAATTACGAGTCCCTGCAAATATTGCAGGAAGTGCCGTAGACCCTAGTCAAGGCGGCAGACCCTCAGAAGAAGAAGGAGAAGATTAATGGCCCGTCGCCTTAGAACACGAAAGCACATATTACAAGCAGTATCAATGCATATGCTCGAAGCAGGTAAGTTGATGACTGCAGGAGAGTGGAAAGTAGATTCCACAGCTCCAGTATCTTATGGACAAGTACAAAATCATTTTTCAAGTTGGGGACGTTTAACTGGTTGTATTAAAAGAGATCATCCTGATGTTTGGGATGAGCTTCATAAAGAACCTGAACCAACACCACCTCCGGCTCCTGCACCAAAAGAAGATCCTTTGGAGGCACTGAGCCAAGCTGCTAAGGCAGAACCTGAGGAAAAAGATGAATAAGATTTTTAACCTTACTTCTACTTTTAAAGCTCTCGAAGAAGATGACGGGGGCGTTCATATCTGCGGTATGGCAAGTACTCATGATGAGGATCGTGCAAATGATGTTATTATGGCGGAAGCTTGGACAAAAGGTGGACTCAGGAATTTTGAAAAGAACCCTATTATTCTTTTTAACCATGATTACAATAAACCTATTGGTCGAGCTACAGGTCTTAAAGTTACCGACTCTGGTCTTGAATTAAAAGCAAAAATTTCAAAATCAGCACCTGATCATGTAGCGCAATTAGTTAAAGAAGGCATTCTTGGAGCTTTTTCTGTTGGTTTCCGAGTCAAGGATGCTGAACATATAACGGAAACTGACGGAATAAAGATTAAGGATGCTGAGTTGTTTGAGGTTTCAGTTGTATCTGTGCCTTGTAACCAAGCAGCTACTTTCTCTCTGGCGAAGTCATTCGACTCCATTGATGAGTATAATGAGTTCAAGAAAACTTTCACCAATCGTGTAGATCTAGCCGGTCAGTCTCTGGCTAAGGATGAAAATTCATCGGTAGCTAGTGAAACACCGGATGTAACGGAACAATCCGTGAACAAGGAGATCATTATGTCGGAGGTACAAACTCCCGAAGTCGACTTGGAAGCTTTTGCAAAGAAGGTAGCAGAAGAGACTGCTGCTAAGATTGCAATGAAGCAAGCCGAGCAAAAAGCTGCCGAAGAGAAGGCAGCTCAAGAAGTTGCTGAGAAAGCTCAGGCACAAGCCGAGCAAAAAGCTCAGCAAGAAGAAGAGGTTACTTCAGCTATTCGTACTGGCATTGAGTCAGGCACTGAAAAGCTTGTTGCAGACCTGCAAGAAGATCTTACAAAGCGTAATGCAGACTTTGAAGAGACTCTTGCTAAGTATAAGACGGAACTCGAAGAGAAGAGCGAAGAGCTTACCAAAATGCGTGAGTCAAAGCGTGTATTCGCTGATCGTGCTACTACTTCAGACCTCGAGCAGCACAAGAATGAGTTGGTAACAGCTCATATGTTGGGTGTTATGACTCGCAAGGGTTGGGATACTGACTATGCTCGCGATCTGCAGGAGAAGGCTGGTATTAACTTTGCTGCTAATGCTGGAAATATCGATCAAACTGTCTCTACTGCTATCGAGAAGGAAATTATGCGTGAGCTGAAAGTAGCTCTGCTTTTCCGTGAGATCCCTGTAACCAGTGGTGCTACTATTCTGCCGCTGCAAACAGATACGGGTAAGGCAGCTTTCGCTATTAACGCAACCTCAGGTAACTTGGAGAACCGTCCCCAGGTTACTGCAAACCAGTACAATGCAAAAGAAGTTACTCTGAATGCATACCGTCTGGTTTCAAGCACATTCATGGATAATGATATTGACGAGCAAGTTCTCGTTAACCTCATGCCCATGCTTGTAGAAGGTGTTGCACGTGCACACGGTCGAGCTGTTGAAGATGCAATCCTCAACGGTGCTGGTTCAGTAACTGGCCTTGACGGTGTAGCTGCTGCTGGCGCTTCCCTTGATATTTCTGATATTGCAGGTGGTGTTGCTAATGCAGAGCTTTCCGCAGACAAGCTGCTTGCAGCTCGTGGTCTGATGGGTAAGTACGGCATCAATCCTTCTGAGCTTGCATTTATTGTTAGCCAAGAGTGCTACTACTCTCTCCTCGAAGATCCTAAGTTCCAGACTTTGGATGAGGTTGGCAACGATCTTGCTACTCGTGTTATCGGTACTCTCGGTGCGGTATTCGGTACTCCCGTTATCGTATCTGAAGAGATGCCTGCTAAAGGTGCGGGTGCCCCTGCAGCCTTCGCAGTTAACACTCGTAACTATGTAATTCCTCGACTCCGCGGTGTAACCGTTGAGCAGGACTACGAAGTTATGAATCAGCGTCGTGTGATTGTCGCATCGCAATCTCTTGGATTCGAAGAGCTCTTTGCCGGTGCAACTGGTGCAGAGCCCTCAATCAAGATCGACTACGTAGCGTAATAGCTCGTTATAAACTGGGGAGGCTCGCCTCCCCAAGTTTTTTACTAATACACTTATGGCTAATTTAATTACTTTACAGCAGTTTAAAGATGCGGAACAAATTCAAAATCCGCGGGATGACTTTAAGCTTCAGCGTATTATTGATTCTGTGAGTGAATTAGTAAAAAACTACTGTGGAAATTCTTTGGTGGATCACTACTCTACTAACAAAGTAGAGGAGTTCAATATTGACTGGAACACTCATATTGTGCAGTTGACAGAGAGTCCTGTAAATACGGTTGTTTCTGTAGAGAAAAGAGACTCTGTTTCGGAAAGTTACACTACCGTGGCAACTACAGACTATTATCTTGATACCTCGACGGATAGTGTGCTGTACGTAACAGGGTCTACTTATAAAAACTGGCCGAAAGGGGCTGGTGCAGTAAAGGTTACATACACTGCTGGGTATGCGTCAACTCCTGCAGATCTTCAGATCGCAGTAATTGACTTGATTAATTACTACTTCAAAGACGAACATAAAGGCAGAAAAACTCTCTCTGGAGCAACTATGGAAAATGCTCCCTCTGGAGAAGGCAAAGGATTCCCCGATCATATTAAAAGAGTCCTGGATATGTATAAAAACTTCTAATGCCTACAATGACATTTGATCAAATCTTGGAAAAGATGATCGCTGAAAAAACATATGTCAGCGCAAAAACATGGCGAAGAGCAATAGATAAAAATCAGTACATAAGACAGATGTTGCTGCTACAGGACGAATATATAGACAGATTTGCAGAGTTTGCAAAAGCAGCAAGAGACGCAGCTCGTAGGGGTGATTATAAATTTCAATTTGAAGATAAAACTTTTACTGCTCGCTCCGCACTTAGAACTGTAGCCGCCATAGATGGTAGACGAAATGAAAGTGTTGGAGGAATGGCAAATTTTCGTCAACAAAATTATATGATGAAAAGGCTTTTTCCAGAGCTTACTGAAGGACAAGAGTTAGGCCATAAAAATATTTCAGTTCTTCGCGGTTATATTGCAATGGTCATAGACAACATGGAAACGGATGACCCTCGGCGGGGCGCTTTGGTAAAGTTATTTGCACTAGTTAAAGTAATTGATGAGTTAACTGAAGATGACGAACTAACTTTTGATGAAGTAATAAATCGATTAGAGTCAATGGCCGGAGAAGGCTTTACTGTAAAAGGGGCCATAAAATCTGATGTTAACATTCTTACCGGAGGAAAAGACGGCGGTAAACTAGCAAAGATAACTTTCGAGTATGAAAATAGAGAGTTCAATCAGGCCACTGGAGTACTAGCCTCAATAGCCGGAGAACTTTTTAAGCAGATAATCGAGGACGTAGAGGTATCAAATGCTGGCTTTTGGGACAAGGTAGATGTTTTAAATATAAAAGGATCTCCAACAATAGGAGATAGAATAGCAGATCAGTATGTAGATCTGATAGACCCAAAAAGAAAAGTAAAAACAAGCTCCATGTCTAAAAAGTCCACTAAGAAAGATAAAGGAGTAAAGCTAAAGATAAAGAGAAAAAGAAAAATAAAACCAAAAGCACCGGTAGAGGGTAATCAACAATCTGCCGCCTCTTTACCTTTACACTTAATTGGATTAATAAATAAACAGCTTCCAAGAACTTTAGAAAAGAATATGGGGCCTCCACGACTTACACGTCAAACAGGACGATTTGCAGACTCAGTAAGGTTAACAGACATGGTAGCGACGCCGCAAGGGTTTCCAAGTATAGGGTATACTTACCAAAAAGATCCATATCAAGTATTTGAAAAAGGAGATCCATTTGACCCTGAGTATGATCCACGAATTCTTATAGATCAATCTATACGGGAGATAGCAGCTCAATTTGCAATAGGCAGATTCTACACTAGGAGAGAGTAATGTCCATTGATCACAGATTCTACACTGGTAGAAGATCAGCAATTGTAGCCGCTTTGGTAGAAAAGTTAAAAGAAATAAATGAAACTGGAG